TTGGAAAAACAATTAGGAGGTGCTGATATTCCAGTAGCACAAAGAATCGCAGGAACGGCTATTACATCAACAAACGTAATCGCTCAAATGACTTTGGTATACAACCAAATCCCAAGAGCTTTGAGAAACCGTAAAGCAGACGTTAAATGGTTTGTCGCTTCAAACGTTGCGGATGCTTACAGATTAGCAGTTGCTGTTCAATCAGCTGAGGCGTATACAACAAAAGATGCTCCTTTGAATTTCTTAGGTTACACTTTGTCTATTGGTGAGGGTATGTCTGACAACGCAATGACTTTGTCTTTGCAGTCTAACTACATTTTCCTTGCTGACTTGATTAGTGATCCAACAGATATCACTACAATCAACATGAAAGAAACAACAGGAGATAGAAAAATCCGTGTTATTTCTGACTTCAAAGTTGGTTTCAACTACTTGAACGATGACGAGTGGGTTACTTACAGTATTCCTGCAAACGCATAACATTAACGAGGGGTGTTAATTCACCCCTTTTTATTCACTTTTAAAAAATAGAAATTATGCCTTGTGAAATATTAGAAAGCATTGAGTTAGGTTGTGAAAGAAACAGCGGAGGTATTCATCAAATTTTGGTGGGCGATATGACCGATATTTCAACGCAAACAGCTAACAATGCTACATGGATAATTACAGCGATGACAGTGGCAACAGAGCCTATTGAAATCGAAGTAAAACGTAAAGTATCAAACTACGTTGAAGACCTTCAAAACGACTTTGTTAACGGTTCGGTAGTTAATACTTATACCATTACAACGATGTTACACCGTAGAGATGCTGACAAATCAAGAAAACTTAATTTATTAGGAGCTGGTCAAAGATATCTTTACATGATTGTTTTAGATGCAAACGGGCAATATTGGTATTTCCCTAACGTACAACTACAATCAGTTGGTGAGGGATCAGGTCAGGAACGTGCTGACGGTTCAAAATATTCGGTTGTATTCATTGGAGAAGACGACCATGAAGCATACCAAATTGATGCTGCGGTTGTCGCTTCGTTACTGTAAATTAGATTTATTTTTAGTATTAAGGGCTGTTCAATTTGGACAGCCTTTTTTTATGTCCTATTATTTGCATGATTTACATTGAGAAAAACATACTTACAAATATAGCTTTAACACTTACTGAAAGTTCACAACTTGCAAACCCCTATTATTTGTTTCATTTTGTAAACGAGATTAACGATTCAGAATTCTTTGAAACATTTACTGATATTAGCGGATATCCTGATCGCTTTAATTTGTTTGAGATGCAATTAGACTACGTCGCAGGACAATATACCTATACAGTATATGAAAGTGCAACACCGGACCCGCAAACGATAGCAGACACAACGGGTAGAATTATAGAAACAGGAATTATGATAGTACATTCTGCAGAAAATGTAGATACAAATATTTATTTATGAAAATTTTAGGCATTAATTTTAGTAGGGGCGCGGTTGTAAGGACGGAGCAACAAGCATACAGCACACCGTTTGGCGTTATTGGTGATGGTAATTTATCTTTACCGTTTATTCAGTCCCAGGTACACAAAGCGGGTGTTATCTATTTCGGTTCGGATAACTTATTTCCTAGCGTATTAAATCAAATGTATTACACGTCACCTATTCACGGCGCCGTTATTGACTTTACTGTTATGGCAGTTGTTGGCGGTGGATTTACAGTTGACGGATTAAAAGAGGGCAAAGATAAGGTCGCATTTGGCGTTTGGTCGCGAATGAATAAAGTTGACCGTAACTTAGAAACTATTGCAAGAGATTATAAGATACATTCACGCGTTCACTTTATATTAAATTATTCAGATAGTGGGAAATTCCTGAAAATGGAACGTATCGAACCGGCAAGTATTAGATATCGTTTTGATGGTAACTACGAATTTAGTAGTGATTGGTCAACAGGTAAAGAGCGTAGATTTATCGAAGCCTTTCACCATGCTAAAATTGGAAAATTTACAGAAATGCTTTATACTTTTGGCGAAGTTGGCGCGGGTCAAGATATTTATCCGATACCTACTTATTCAAGTGCTTTAAATTGGTGCTATTTAGATGGTGAACAAAGTTATTTTCATAAATCAAACTTACAAAATTCTATTTTCCCAAGTCTTATAATTAGACGCCCTAAGCGATTCGGTTCTAAAAAAGAGGTTGAGGATTTTAAAGACGGTTTAATGAATAACAAAGGCGCCAAAAACGCTGGTAAGGTATTCGTATTGACGGGTGACGGTATGGAAAATACGCCCGAAGTTGTAGTTCCGGGCGCGCAGTCAAACGATAGACTTTTCGAGGGTACAAGCAAAGAGTTAAAAGATAATATTTGCTTTGCACACAAAATTAACCCCGCTATTATGGGCGTAAAAGTTGCGGGTTCTTTGGGGAACGCTCAGGAACTTGAGATGAGTTACGCTATTTTTGAAAAAAACGTGGTATTTCCAATGCGTAAACAACTTGAAAATATGTTTAACGAGCTTTTACAAATTGCAGGCGTTGAAGGAGTTTTCAATATTACTGGTTTCAAAATTATTGGTGAAGAAATTGTCGGGGGTGAGGAAAGTAAAATCAATAAAACTGGTGAATTACTTAACGCAATGTCGCCTTTACTTGCAAACAAAGTACTTGACAATCTTACAATCAATGAAATTAGACGTATTGCGGGACTTGCAGACGTGCCAGACGGCGACCAATTAGCAACCCCTAGCGCACCCGTAAACAATAACACAGAAACTATTGCACCATGATATACTTTGTAACAGAAAACTATTTAAAACAAAAGACACCGATAACGCAAAATGTTAGCGCAACTGACATAATGCCGTTTATTGAGCCGTCGGCAAGTTCATGGATGCAATCAATTTTGGGTACTTACTTTTTCAATGATTTATTGGTAAAATACAACGCTCAAACCTTAAATGGAGATGAAACTATTTTAGTAGAGAAAATTAAGCCCGCTGTTGCTTGGCGTGCAACTGTAGATTGTGTTCTAGGTTTGACTTATCAACTAAAAAATAAGGGACTGCAAAAACAAAACGGCGACAATTCAGAAAGTGTGGACCAAACAGAAACAACTTTTGTAATGCGACACTACGAGCAAAAAGCTGAATTCTTTGAAATGATGACGCGAAAATATTTGAAGCTGAATAAGGACTTATTTCCTGAGTTTACAAGCAACTTAAACCGTGACTCAGAATTAGCCCCACAGCACGACGATAATTTCAACACCGATACAATGTTCATATGATTAGTTATCTACAAGCGGTAAACGTTATAAAGACCTTTGCGGACCAACACTTGCAAGTTAATAAGTTTGACTTTGAGTTTAAAGAGCAAATGCAAAATTTGGCTACATTAAACGAGGCGTATCCATTTGTTTATGTAGTGCCTGTTGCAAGTGATACAATAGTAAATGTTAACGAGTTTGATGTGGAAATCTATTGCGTAGATAGACTGCAAAAAGACCGTACAAATGTGAACTACGTTATTAGTGACTGTAATCAAATATTGAATGATTTGGTATTGTGGCTTGAGGAGGGACAAAATGATATCGAAATAGTAGGAACGGCAACGCAAACACCGATAAATAACGATTTACTAGATTACGTCGGAGGGTGGGTTTTACGTGTACGTTTGCAAGTTGAAAAAATCGGACTTTGTGAGATTCCTTTAAATGGTGAAACACCGCCCCCACCCCCTGGTTGTGAAGATGCGGTGGTAAAAAATTCAGATGGAAGTTACACAGAATTAGTTGCAAGTGGTGGGACTTTGGTTTTACCTGATACAACATATAATTTTATTATTAACGGAGTTACAACTAGCGAAACAGTTGCAAGTTTAGCTGACAATACATTCAACATATTATGGCAATAATAGACATTAACATAGCTACTCCGACGTTGGACGAAGTTACAACAAGCGGAAATTTAACTACAAACGAAATTAAATTCGGTACGGGTGTAGGTATCTTATTAGACAATACTTCAAGACTTAGAGAAGGCACAATAGACGCTCAAACAGGCGGTTCAAAAGGTATTGCTCAAATTTGCGCTGTAGGTTACGAGTTAAAGTGGGAGGCTGGCAGTTTGTATGTAATGGACGGTAACGGTACTTTAATTCGTGAAGTAAACCATAAATTTAATATCATTCCTGATGCAAACAACGATAGTACAGAGGGCTTTTACGTTGGTTCTAGGTGGATTTTAGACAACGGCGATATTTATGTTTGTACTGATAGCACTGTTGATAATGCTGTTTGGGAAAAATTAAATAGTTTAGATGAATTAGTTCCTTACACGGGTGCAACTGCAGACGTAAACTTAGGAAATCAAGATTTATACGCAAACAAAGTATGGCTTTACGACGCGCCAAACGATGGGTATGGTAGCATTCATTTAACTGATAATGATTTTCATATTGAGGATGCCGAGGGACATAAAATGTTGGTGATTGAAGATGGCTTTATGCAAATTCATTTAAGCGACGCTATTCAATCCAATCTTTACACAACTTTATTAAGCGAAACTAGAGATCATTATTTACCAAATGCAAGTGGAACAATAGCCTTAACTAGTGATATTCCTACATTCACTCCGATGCCGTTTAAGCAGAATGTAAATGTTACGCATACTGGAACGACTGCAAACACAATCGTTGCAAGTTATTTAATTACTGCAGGAACTTTTAATG